CTCATCGACGTGGAATTCTTTAGGATAGACGGCGCCGGCCGGAACGGCTCGGAACTCTCGCGTGACCTTGACTTGCATGATGCTAACTCTCCTAGCAATTCAACAATATGGGTGAGGCGCGTGGCGGCTCATCTGCCGAAGGCCGCCACGCGGGTGCATCACTGCGGCGGGTTCGGGGTCGGCGCGATCGCGGGCTCGCCGAGAACGGCGATGCCGGCGAGGAAGATGTTGCCACTGTCATTCCCGGCCGGCGTAACGGTCACCCGGACGTACCGTTTGGGTCCGACGTATCCGATCTTGCGGCATTTGTTGTCGTCATCAGCGGCTGTGAAAGCGGCCTTCGCCTCTGTACCAATCAGATACTTGTCCGCGACAGCGGCATGATCGGTCAGCGCGGTGGGCGCCGATTCATTGTCAACGACGTCACCGTCCTCGACGAGCACGTCGAATGTCGCGTTGGTATCGGTATTGACGCCGGTTTCGAGCACGAGCGTGCAGGAGTTGTAGCCGCGAAGATCGACGATCTTGCTGACGATCGCCGTGTTGTCGGTGCCAGCCGCCTTCGGCGTAATCAGCGGCACGAAGTGCAGCACGCTGCACAGATCGCGTCTGCTCATGGCAGTGATCCTTTCTGATTGAAAAATTCGTGAAATGGGAAGACGGCCCCGCAGGGCCGCCTGGATCAGGCGCTGAACTTCAGAAGCTTGATGGCTTCGAAGTTCTTGATGCCGCCGCCGACGCGCTTGCGCGTACGGAACATCACGTTCGGATATTGGGTGAGCTGATCGCGCACCACCGACAGTCCGACGCGATCGACGATCACGTAGGCCTTTTCCCAATCGGCCAGCGCGATGCCGAAGCTGTCGGCGGCGATATCCGGCATCTGCTCGCCCTCGATGACCTCACGGCCATCCAGTGTCGCCGGCTGACCTTCGACCAGATTGGCGTTGACCCAGATGTAGCGGCCTTCCGCATCCTTCAGCGTCCGGCAAACGCCGATCGACATCCGGTTCATCATCCACTTCGCATTTGCGCGGTAGGCCGCCTTCATGCTGTAGGGCAACGTCATGATCGGATCGCCGGAACCGGTCTGGCCGCTCGGCACCGGGAAGCCGCCGGACACGCCGGTCTTGACCCAGCCCACCTTGCCGAACACCCAATTGGCATCGGCGACATACTTGTCGGCGCCATATCCAAGGATGCCATAGGGCCGCATGTTGCCGTTACCCGCGATGTAGCTCTCGCCCTCAGCAACGGAGAAATCCTCGACGCAGGCATCGGAGATTTCCTGCTCGATCGGATACTGACTGTCTTCGAGCATGTCCTGGCTGACGATCGGATCGGCATAGAGGTCCTGCGCCGGGAAATCGAGCAGCGCATACTTCGGCGTACCGTTGTTATCGGCGGGCGCAGTGAGTTCGTCGCCCCACTTGGCGCCGGGCGTCGACGTCCGGATCGGCTTTCGGTACGTGTACGTGTTGATCGAGATCACCTGTGCGATTTGGCGCATCGGCACCACTTCCGCCAGCAGCTTCTCGATCGGGCCGGTGTCCTGATCCGGCAGCACGAGAAAGCCGCCATCGGGGTTCGAACCACCCCATGCCTGCCGTGCATGCGGCGCGCACTGCCGTTCCAGATCACGCAGCGAATGGCCGCGGAACTGCGTTTCACCGGTCAGCAGATAGTGACGCGTCGCCGCCTGGTGCAGCCTCTGAAGCTGATTCAGACGCGACGGGCTATTCGCCGCGCGAACGCCGAGCCGGGGGCGCGCGGTGATCCGCGTCAGACGGGCGTTCTCCTGCCGCAGCTGTTGCAACTCGCGGCGCTCGACATCATCGATTCCGCGATTGATCCGCGTGATCTTGATGTCATTCAGAACGTCCGGCTTGCGCTTGCGAGCGTCCCGATCGCGGCGATCGACCGTCTCGCGGAGCATCTGTGTTCCGCGCTGCTTCAATTCATTGAGGCGGCGGTTGGCTTCGCTGCGCGACAACGTACGGACGACACGGTCGATCTGACGACCCTGCCGTTCGACCTGCCGGGCAATCTGGGTCGGATCCGCAGCGCGCCGCGTGTGAACGGCCGGCGCTGACGGCGCGGACCTGCCGGGCTGCCCGGAACGCGTTTCCAGATGCGGTTCATCTCGGCGCGCGGAAGCCGGCGCCAACTCTGCGTTGGTGTCCATAATTACCTCTTAGGTTTGGAGTTGGCCGGCAATGCCGGGCGGGGTCTTACGCGAAACGCAATTTCTGCAGGGCCCGGTCACGACGCGAGAGCGCCGCGGCCAGTTCGGAATAACCCGGAGGTGTCGGCAGCTTGCGAACGTCGTCGACAAGTGCGCCGGGAACGGAATTGAATGTGACGGGGGATACTTCCCACAGATCGACGCGGGTGAAGAGACCGAAGGTACCGTCCTCCCGCACGAAAGCCGGATCGAGATCAAGACCGAATTCCTCGGCCGCGCTTTCCGGCGTGACATCGATGACGTCGATGGCGTCAAAGCCGACCGACAGTCCGTCGATTTCGCCAGCCTTCATCAGGGTGTAGCACTCCTTGCCCTTTTCGAGATCAAGAAGCAGCTGTCCTTTGCAGCGCAGACCGTAATCGTCGTCCTCGAATGCCTGCCATGTCAGGATCGGCCATTCCGCCATGTGCTGCCAAAGGCCTTTCGGCCTGGTGCCAGCTGCACGATGCGCATCAAGCGACGCCGTGAAACAGCCTGGAAGCCAGACGGTGCCGTAGCTGTCGACGACGTTGTAGACCGAAGCGTACCCGGTGAAGATTCCTTCATCGGTCAATGCATCCGTCTTGAGCCGAACCCCGGCCCGCCTGGTCGCGATCGTCATGCTCAAATCCCGCGGTTCTGCGCAGTTGCGATCAGGCGGCTTCGCTTTCATCTGAGATGACGTCGGCCTGCGCCTCTTCCATCATCTCTTCGATCTGTTGCGCGGCATCGTTGACGAACTGGACGGCAGAGACCTGCGAGTCGATGTCGGCCTCGGATCCTGACATATCGCCTTCTGCATTATCCTGCAGGCCTTGGATCTGCTGAAGCAGTTGCTGAAGCGTATCGACGATCGACTGCGGATCGGCGCCCTCCGTACCTAGCGAGGAATACGCCGCGCTGGCCTGATCGAGGATGTCCTGCGCCTGGGCGATCACGGTCTCCGGCTCGGCCCGCTGATCGCGTGCACGGCGATGCCGGGTGCGCCCAGCCTGAAACGGCGCGTCCTCATCGTCTATGTTCTGAGCGGCCGGATCCGCGGGGTCTGTTTCCAGCGTATCGTCGTCGGCCGTTTCAATCGCGGGATCAGCCGCACCTGTCGGCCCAAGGTCTTCGAGCCTGTCGATGTAGCACCAGCTGTTGCTGGGATCGGTCGTCCAGGACTCGTCCGGCACCTGTGCCGCCAGGTCCTCGGCGACCGAGTGCTGACCTTGTGTTTCCAACGCTTCGTATTCGACGATGGCAGATTGCGTAACAGTCCGGCAGACCGTGGCGCGAAACTTCTTCATCTGCGGATCGACCGGTGTCACGGACTGCACGACCGGCGCATCGGCATCCAGCGTCGGCTCATCGACGAAGCCGATGTCTGGACCGACCGTCGACGGCAGCTCGACATCGTCGCGGACATCGCGCGCACGCACCGCAGTTCGCGCGGCCGTCATCGGGTTTCGGAGATTCAGAGCGTACATGGATGGCCTCCTTCAGGCGGACGGGTTTCTAAAACGCGATCCTGGAAATAGGTGATCGAACTCAATAGGTCGTCGAAATGCGCGGCATCGATCTCCTCGCCGTCCGCTTCCGACGCCGCGATGTATGCATCGGCAAAGTCTGTCAGCAGGTCCCGCATCTCGACACAGCCGTCTCGCGTAAACGGCGTCGCGCGGCGACGCAGAACGTCTTGGATTGACTCGCACAGCCGCAACCGCGCGTCGGCGCGCGCGCTCATTGCGGCGGCACCGGGGGTTCGCTGGCTACCGGCTGAGCGGTTGCCCCTGGAGATTTCAGCGCCAGCGGCGCAGTTCCAGTATTGTTGCGCTGGAGCTGCACGCGTTCCATGTCCGGATCGTCGTCGATCGGATCGAGGCCCTCACGGATGCGGACTTCGTTCGGGGTCATGAAAACTTTGGTCGCATCGCCGTAGCTCTTGTAGCGATCGGTCGGCGTGCCGCGCTGGCTCGCGTCCATGTCGATTTCAATGCGATATCCCTGCGCCCGCTCACTCGCTGTCAGCAAACCAATGGTTGCCGCCTGCTCGAAGCGGGCCGCCCAGGGATGCAGCGTGTGCTGGAAGTGCGCCGTGAACATCGCCTCGACGGACGCGAAATTCTGGCTGCCGTCGTTGTGACCGATGATCGCCGGGAAGACGCGAAAGAAGCGGCAGACATCCGAGATCTGGAGCTTGCGGTTTTCGAGCAGCTCCGACTTGACGCCTTCGGCGGTGATCGGCTCGAACTTGAATTTGGCATCGAGGACGGCAACCCCGCCTTGACCGCCTGCCCCATAAGCTGATTTCCACGCCTCTCGGATGGCGTTCCGTTGCTCGGCGGTCACAACCACGTCTGTCGTCAGAGTGCCTGACGGCCGCATGTCGTTGGCATAGAACCTAGCCTGCGAGGCCTCCATCGCGGCGGCGAGGCCAATCGCCTCTTTCGCCATATTGACGGTCGCATGGCCTTGCCACGGATCGGACATCGGGCCGTTGATCCGAAAAACCTGATGCGGCTCCAGGCGAAGATTTTCGCCGTAGCCTTGGACCATCCAAGTGAGCTGCCATAGCGTGTCGACATCCGGCGCGCAGCACCCGGGAAGCAACGGCAGAAGCTCGTAGGGTTGCCCCTTCGCATCCCGTTGCACGATCGTGTAGGCGCCGGGATGAAACGTCGCCACGCCAATCATGTACTCGACGAACTCAAATGGCGTCATCCAATCGTTCGGTGCGTCGTTCAGCAGCCGATGCACCGGATGATCGTGCATGACCTGACTCCGGCGGCGGCCGGTTGCCGGGTCGATTGTGTATTTCACGACAGAGCGCGGCAGCTTGGCGATGTCTTCCGCGATCACGCGCCGACAATCATAGGCGGCCGCCACGCGCAGTGCCATTTCCGGACCGACGACGAGACCGGACTTCGTTGGGCCGCCGGCCAGCGCCTCGCCGAACGCTTCCTCCATCGACATCGGGTCGAACCCGCGGTGCTCGACGAATCCGAGCGCCTGGTCACCATCGTGCGATGGCGCGTAACCGACGGAGGCCGCCAGCGCGGTCGCGTCGCGCTCGGACCAATCCAATGTATTCTGCACCAGACGACGACCTATGCTAGAGACCAAGCGAATTCATCGGTCCAGTAATGCTCGCAATGTCGTCGGCGAGTTTCTCGACATTCGAGAAATAGGGATCGCTCGAGTCCATAGACGACATGACAGTATCAAGGTCGTTTTCGAGCCAATTTATCTGGCCCAATACCTTTAAAAGATCCTGTTTGAGGTTGTAAAAATCATACGCCATCCCCGCCATCTTGGTCATCGTAGCATCATCAATCTCGCGCTTCATTGACGGTGCGTTCGGCGTCTTCTGCTTGAGGCGCAGCGCGTACATTCTCAACCTCCTTCAGTTCAATGGCAGCACGAGCAGTTCTCCGCTCGCAAGATAGCTTTCCGACATAGTTTCCTTGCCGGCCATCGCCAGCGCCATGCATAGACCGGCGATACCGTCGATCTTGTTGGCCGATGACTTCTTGCACGGCATGTAATTCTCGTTGCCGTCGCGGCGGATCGCGGTGTTCGACGCCATCCAGCGCAGAACCGGATGGCCGCCATGATCGATCTGTTCTTCGAGCACGAGGCGTTCGAGCGTCTTCGCCGGCCCAGACATCGACAGCATGGCGAAGCGAACGAGTTCGACTGGAACCTGCTTTTCGCTCAGGTTCGTCGCGACCGAATGGGCGTTGAAGAGGTCGATGCCGAGGCCCTCGACCTTGAACATTTCGCAGTCCGCCAGAACCTGCTCTTCGATCGCGGCGTGATCGGCAGCATTGCCGGGCGTGGTGACGAGCGCCCCGATTTTCTCCCAGCTCTCGAACGGTACACGGCTTGTCTTGGCCGCCAAGTTCATGCGAACCTTGGGCCACCAAATGCGCGGCAAAATCGTCCAGAACGTCTCGTTGTTCTCAGGCGGGAATATCCACACCAGAGAGCATGTGTCCTGCGTCGACGCTAGGTCGAGACCGCCGAAACATCGGCGCCCAACCATTTGCTCGGCAATATGCTGCCAGTGATCTGGTCCGCCGATGTTGCAAGCATTCCACGAAACCATAGGAAGCCAGCGTTCATTCTGACCAACCCAAATGTTCAGATAGTAACGCTTGAAATCGTTCTCGATCGCTGTCGATTGCGATGCAAGACGCGCGCGCGAAACGAACTTGTCGTATTTCGACGAAACGCCGAGGTTCGGGTTAGCCTCCTGCCAGACTAACGGATCTTGAAGATCAATCTCGACTTTCGAATCTTGAGGGGCGCACCAGATCGCAACGAGCGTTTCGGGATCATCAAATGAACCCTCGCAGATCCCTACGCTTTGATTCCATAATTCAATGCCGTAGCCTTCTTCGATACCCGCGGTCGATATTAGCCATTCCATCGGTTCGGACGCCGACAACATGGAGTCGCTGACATAGGTATAAAGCCGATCGTCCGTCCATTCGTGCACTTCATCGCCAATGAGATACACCGCGGCGAGCCCGTGTTTACCTCGCGCTTTCCCTGTGAGCGGCTTGAAGACTGCGCGCGTATCTCGCAGATAGAGCGACTCTTCAAAGACCTCGTAATGCTCCGCGAGGTCTTCCGAATAGTCGACCATATCCTTGGCTGCATTGAAAACGATAGCAGCTTGGTCGCCGGACGATGCTATCGCGTAGCATTCTCCGCCCACCACTCCATCACCGAGCAGACAAAGGTGAGAAACCCCTGCCACAAGCTCCGTCTTACCGTTCTTGCGCGGCACCCAGATGATGATGCGCCGATAAAGCCGCGTGCCGTCGGCGCGCATCCATCCGAACGCCTGCCGGATGATCCAATCGCGTTGCCACGGTTCGAGATGGAAAGGACGTCCAGCCCATTCCTTTTTCGTAAACCGGCAGTAACGCGGAAAGAACTGCACCGCGTTGTGCGCGGCGATCGGGTTGAAACAGGCACCCTCCGGCTTTTGCCGCCAATGCGAATAGTATCGCGGTTCACCGGGAGCGAGCGGCCTTAGCGGATCGGGCTGCTTCCCGATTTCCACCCCAGGCGGCAGCGCATCGGCGCAGCTCTCCTGAGCGCGCAACGCTGATCCGTCAATTCATCTTGTGCGAAGCCTTGAGCACGCCGAGCGGTCCGGACGGTTTGCCGGGTTTCGAATGATCTTCAGATTTGTCGCCGGACGGTGTCTTCTCGCCCGGCTTCAAACCTTTCTTTTCCAGGTTCAGCCGTGAATCCGGATTGCCAGCGATCAACTGCTCGATCGCTCGGAGTTCCCGCGATAGCGCCAGCATCTGGTCGAACGCCGGGTTGCGCTTGATGACATCGCCGCCCGCGGTGCCCTTCGTCTTGTACGTTGGCTTCGGCAGCGACTTGGTCAGGCGCCGATATGCGACACTGAGTTGGCAGTACCGCGCGATGACGGCATGATCCGAAAACTTGAACCATAGCCGAGCATTCGGCCCGCCCATGATCTCAGACCAGACAATCCGCTCGGCTTTCGAAATAAGATACGGTGGCGGCTGGACAAAGCGTGAATCGGACACATCGTCTTGTATGTCATCGTCGGCCGCGATTTCCGGCTCGGGCTGACGTGCAATAGCCGCTTTCGTTCGACCCTTGCGACGCCCCGGAAACCCTTGAGCGGACTCAAGTTCCGGCGATTTCCCTTTCGGTCCCCGTTTACCCATTTGCCATTGCGAATACCGCGTCACAATTCGCGGCAATTGACCCCGATATCGGCTTCAAAAAAAATAATATGCTCCAAAAACTTGCGCCCGGTTTTTTTTGCCGAACCGCGCGGTCTTTGGCCTAGACCTCGTCAAGATTTATACCCCCCCCTGGGGGTGTCTCATCGGAACGCGTCACTAACTCGGTCC